AACTAAAAGCACCGGCAGACAATGAGCCAGTGATTGTTTCAGTTCCTATAAAACTTCCACCACTAAAAACCGTAGAAGTAAAAGTACCTGTACTTGGTACATATTGAAGTTTTGTAGAACTTGTGTATTCAGTTGTTAAATTGCCACTTGTTTGATTCGCAAACAATATATACCTGGTCCCTGCGGTTGTTGTGTCATCCGTCACTGTTGCGTAAGCCGTAGGCGTTGACCATGATGGGGCGCTTGTGCCATTTGACGTTAAAACTTGACCAGTTGTGCCGTTTGCAATGAAAGATGTTGCGCCTGCGCCAGTTTGGTATGGAATCTGACTTGCAATACCACCAGCCAGGTTTGTTGCAGTCCCGACCGACAAAGTAGACTGTGCGACATATTGCGGAGCGCTTGCTCCTGCGGTCAAAACGTAGCCAGACGTGCCAAGCGTTAAGAATGTGGTTGTGCTTGCTGCACTATTGTATGCAATTGCGCCTGCCGAGCCACCAGCAATGTTAGTTGCCGTACCGACAGATAACGAAGACTGGCTTACCCAGGTTGGTGCTGAACCTGTGCCCTGAGTCTGTAGAATTTGGCCCGAAGTGCCTGCCGAAAGGAACGCAGTCGTACTCGCAGCCGTTTGATACGGAAAGGCATAAGCAGATCCTCCAGCAATGTTTGTTGATGATGTGGCAGTTGCAGCGTTACCGCCAATACTTAGTCCGCTTGCAGTACCTGTAATGTTTGTGCCTACAAGTGCGCTGGGCGTACCCAAAGCAGGCGTTACAAGCGTTGGACTAGTCGCTAATACTACGTTACCAGATCCAGTCGTTGACGTGCTAGAAGCAGCTGTGAGCTGACCCTGAGCATTCACCGTAAAGTTACCTAATGTGTAACTTCCCGCAGACACCGCAGTATTTGCAATTGCGACCGTTACCGCTGAACTGCCGTTAAATGACGTGCCTGACAATCCTGTGCCGATGGTCAACGCATTTGTTGTGTTTGCCGTTACAGTTGCAGACCCGCCAAGTGAAATTGCAGATCCGTTTACTGTGATTGAACTGTTGGTTAACCCAGAATTAGGAATTGTTGCATTTATTTGACTGGGCGCTATAGAAATTGACGTGTTCGTGACAGATGTAACCTGGCCTGACGAATTTGTCACAAATACTGGAACACTACTGACAGAACCGTAAGTGCCTGCCGTGCCGACCGCAGTAATGCTAAACGTATATCCTGATAACGTAAGCCCTGTGCCTGCAAAATATGCCGTAGCGCTTGCAAGTTGCGACCAGGTAATTGGTGTTACACCTAATGTGCCACCCGCAGAAATCGTACAAGCCCAACCAGAGTTTTGCTGAGTTGTGCCATTTTGAATAAATACAAATGCGCTAACCAATGAGGCGTAGGTGTTAGCATCTGGCGATCTGAACCATGCGCCTGCTGCAGCGACATAAATACCGTTGTTTGCTTGATTAGTCTGGTTTTTAACCAATACTCGATCACCAGAAAGAGTCGTGTAACCGTCAATTGTCTGCAAACCAGATAACGTGATGTTTACAGTTGTAGCAACCTGGCACTCGGCCTTGATTGCGTAACCTTGGACAAACATGTCTACATAGGCTTTATTGACTAAGTCCGTAGAATTAGATGGGGCTGTGCTAATCGAGCCTGTTGTTGTAGCTACATTTAGAAAAGTAGCATTTGATGGGGTTGTGCCACCAATAACAGTGCTATCAATTGTGCTATTTGTTATTGTTAGACCAGATTGAACTGGATTAAAAGTAGCATAAAAAGGACGCCCCTGGCCTAAAAACGTCTGAAAGTTTCCGAACACATCGAAGTATGCCTGTACTGGCAGTATATTCTGATCAACGGTTGAGGCAGGGGCATTCATTAGTATGGAATGCAAGTCATGACTATCACATCACCAGCAGACATATTTGCTGCAAGTCCTGTAGTAATTCCGTAACCAGTTACTGTAACTGATGTGGTGCTACTAAAAGTTTGTTGCAGAAATAGGCTTGAACCAGATGTTACATCATTAGCAACAACCATCCAGCCGTTTGGCGCAGCTGGTAAAGTTAAAGTGCCTGATGCAGCACCACCGCTACCAACAGTCACCGCAAAACAGTTTGGTGTCACGCCTTTAAGCGTAGGGGAAGTACCAAAACCGCTTGCAATAACTGGTTGTGTAGAGTAAGTGCTAAGTAACACCGTATTAGGTGTATTTGTATTAGCTACTTGGTTTGTCATGATTGATCTGCCATAGGAGTAATATACAGGTTAGCCGTTGATGTCGAAGTAATAGCGCTTACAGAGAATCCGTTAGACGGAACTGCAATCACCATTGGCGTTGACATTGACACACCTAATATTACTGTGTTTGTGGGAGTTCCAGCAGTAGGAAATACCGCAGCTGGAGCCGTTAACGAATTGAGAGCGTTATTCTCTGCAATCGTTAATGCAATTGGATTGGTTGAAGTGTTAAGAAAACCGCAATAGTTGATCTGATCGTTACCCGCTGGGGTAACAGTCAAAGCAGCTGAAGCGGTTGTCGAAACAGCAACAACGTAAGATGGACCAACTGGTCTAAATACGCTTGTATTTGCCATGATTAAGCAGCGTTAACAGCTATTGGCAAGCCTTCTACACGGTGAACTTTGAAATCATATACACCAGCAGCAGGAGTAATAGCAGTTGCAGCGCCAGATGTGTTCTGGAATTGAACTGTTAAAACATTAGCAGTAGCCACATCACAATTAGAAACAATTATGTTTGAGGTTTGATTACCTTGATATTGCAACAAAGTCACAATATCTGTAGACAAAAGACCAGGAACTGCAAATGTTTGCAAAGATTGTGTGGATGATGTGGTTAGCGCTGCAGGCGTTAGAGTAGGAGCAATAACAAACTGTTCAAGTATGTTACCTCTTGCAATTGTGGTGCTAGACATGTTTTTTCCTTTGGAAATAGGTTAATTGTACTTTAAAAAGAGAAAAAGTCACCCCTTTTGAGGGTGACCCTTCTCAATTTCAGCTCGGATTAGCTGAAGTCGTAGCCATAAACATAAACGTCACCTGTTCCAGTTGCGCCAGATGCAGCAGTTACATCAACGTACAAAGTTTGACCTTGTAGAGCTGGTGTATTAGCTGATGCTGTTGACAATGAAACGCCAAGCGGTGCTGTAGCCAATGCTGCGATCTGAGTCGTTGTCAGCGCTGGGAACAAACCTGTTGGTGAACCTACGTTTGTAGTTGTGATGCTCATAGCTGTGGTAGTTGTCAACGCAACTGCAGATCCTGCATTGTTGACGTTGGTCACTAACATAGTCTGTGGCAAGTACGTTGTAGAGTTATTTACTGGTACTGGTGTAAAGGCAACGGCATTTAAGTTAACACCTTTTGCAACGCCCAACAAACGCAGAGTCTGGTTTGTTGTGACATTACTTGGGTGTGCCGATACTGTGGTTGCTGGTCCTGGATTACTCATTTTATGTTTTCCTTTAAATAAGTTAATTAGGCTGCAATACGGCAGGCAAGTTCAGGGTACAAAGGTGCCCATCCGTACAATACATCTAAACGTGTTGGGATTGAATCGTTGTTGATGGTATATTGACGTACTACACGCATTGACAGACCGATTTCCTTGTCAGAAGCACGACCAGCAAAATGGACCCCCTCTGGTAACTCAAGATCTGCCACCGCTAATGTAAATGCGTTTCTATGAAAGAGCATATTTTGTGGAGACAAAGTACCTGTGTTGTTGAAAGGAGTTACAACTGCGGTTGTGGATGTAGAACCAATCACGATTGTGTTTTGGAACTGACCACCGATGATGATTGCAGGTGAAACTTGAATGTTTGTTGCGCCAGTTCCTACAGTTGTAGTAGCCTGAACAACAAAATTACGCAGTTTGCCTGAACCATAAGCCTGGCGGTTTTGTGGGTTGGTTGCATATAAACCAGCAATCTGGATCACGTCACCAGCATTCAATGTGCTTGAAGATGATGCTTTGATCTGAATTGTGGAATACTGTGACCAACCACTTGTCAAATAACCAACTTGTGTAGTTGTGTCAGCAGACAATGTGTTACCAGAGTAAGAACCGAAAGTTTGGCTGACCACGTTTTGATCTAACTTCCAGTTTGTACCAGCTGAGTCACGACCCATCAAACCTTTCCTGTATTGCTCCGCAATCGCTTCCTGGGGCATGAACAAACCTTTTAAACTGTCAACGATTGTTGCAGATGTAAAGGGTTCTACGATACAAGCACGACGACCATCTCTAGGTGCGCCTTCAGCATCCAAGTAAGCACCAGCTGTTAAGTAGGTGATCAATCCCGTTGGAGGAGTACCAGCAACACCAACGATGTTTGCAGTTTGAAGTGCAGCCATTGTCAATCCGTCACGGTCAATCTTGTTCGCAATTGCAGCACATTCTGTTACTTCAGGTTTCCCTTACTGACCATTTCTGGCGGGGTTGATTCTTCGATCTACCCTCTCCGACTTTGTTTAGGTTATATCGGAGTTCAGACTATCGCATACTCTTTCGAGTCCATCCCACTTAGTCGTTCAGGCTGCACAGATTTCTCTTGCTTGCCCCTTGTTAGCCTCCTCAGGCCGTCCAAGTCAATCAGGGACAGTTTTCCTAATTCTTAATGAACTAGGCCGCTACTGTTAACGGCAGGCTTCAATACACGGTCAGAGAACATGTCCAGAGACAATGCCAAATCTTGCGTGGTGAACTGAGTATCAACGTGGAACTGAGTTGACAATGTAACGGGAACTGATGTCTCGTTAAAGTCTTCTACGTTAAGTGCGGGACCAGTTGTTCCTACGAAACGACCAGGTCTACGTACGTTAACTGTGTTACCAATCTTACCGCCTACTACAGCGAATTGGTCATCATAGTTTCTGTCGATCTCCGACGTGAACGTGAGTTCGTTTTCCAAAACCATTAACGCCTCGTTAGTGATCTTGGATATCGTTAGCAGATTATTTGCCATTTTTCGATTTCCTTATAAATAAAAATTGTTTACCTAATCTTTCCAGACTTACGCATTTCTTTCCATTGATGTATGGTCCCAGTAAACTCCCCTTCGGAAGTCAATGGTACATCTACGTTAGATCCGCCTCTGATTGGATTGATAGGCGCTGGTGCGTTACTCTTTCTTACAGCAGGCTTAGGCGCTTCTGCGGTCTTTTCAAACCTAGCCTCTAATCTTCCAATCTCTCTTAAAGCACTCGACAAAGGTAATCCGCTGATCTTAGTAGCTATCTCGGGATTCTCCGCCAAATGGTAAAGAATCTTGGGTCCGACATCGCTATCTAAAATAGCATCCCTGACTTGATCTGATACAACCACATCGCTTGATGCAACCATATCTTCATAATCAGGTAGTTCGCTTTTCGCTGCTTCTAACTTTGTCTGCCAAGAGGTCATAACTTTCTGGCGTTCTTCGTTAGCTTTGCGTTCAGCTTCCTGTTTGTCTCTGTTTGCAAGTGCTTTAGCAGTCGAGAACTCTGCCAATGCTTTTGCATATTCAAACGCATCAGTAAAATCGCTCGGCTGTGGCTCTCTATTAGGTTCCTCTACCTTTGCAGGCTTGGACCCTCTTTCAAGCGCCTCTAAACGTGCCTCTAAATCACTAGCCCTTAAGCGCTCACGTTCAGCTTCCTGACGTGCCATCTCTCGTTGCTTCGTTAATTCAGAAAACCGCTTTTCAAGTTTCGGATTCGGCTTCTTTTCGCCTTCCTCTACTGGTTTGGGTTCGTCTGCAACTGGTTCACTCTGCGGTATATCCTCAACTACTGGCTCGGTTTCGACCGCCTCAGTAGGAGCTTCCGTAGCTAAACCAAGTTTATTAGCATAAAACTCGCCCGAATTTTCGCTCGTCAATACAGACGATGCTTCTCTTTCACTAGACATAGGTTTTCCCTAAGAATTTGCCCTGCGTACCTCACAGGTAAGGTTTTGCTCGATATGGAGCGAAATCTTTAAATAAACAATCATCTACAAACTATTTATTTTTTTCCATTTGTTTTGCTTTTTTAGCTTCATTTTTGGCTCTAAGTCTTTCTATTCTTTCTTCTTGTTCTTTAGTCATTGTCAAATGTTTTGATGGCCCTAATGCCCTCATTTCATGAGCCATTTTTATAAAATGTTCTGTTTCTGATGGTTTAAAAACATTATGAACCAATTCATTTTGTTTTACACCTTTTGAATGACCACTAAATCTAATTGGATCAACAATATAGCGACCTGTTTGAGGGTCGTTTACTCTTACATAACTTGATGCACCTAAATTACTTCCAGAATGATGTATATCAGTATTAAATCCAGATTCTTTCAAAGTATTTGCAAACTTTTCTGCATGATGTTGTATGTATTTAGAATCGTTTGAATGACGAAATTCTTCATCCATTTCATCATAATTTTTTGGTATTTGTTTTTTTGCCAATTCTTTTTTAATAAATTCTTCTCTATTTTCACTTGTTACTGTTGGCATTACACAGCCCTCTCAGTTGTTTCTATTGATGCTTGGTGCGCTGATACTTTGTCAATTTGAGCCAATAATAACGCAACTTGCGCTTTTATGTGCTCAACCTCTAGTTGCGTTTGTGATTTTAAACTAGATTCTTGAGCTTTACTATGAACATTGAGTTCAGCAACATATTTACGCTCGGCATCACGCATCTCAATGTCGTGTGCTTTTGCGGTCTGGCGCATCAATTCACGCTTAGTCTCATTATCTTGCTTGACTTGTTCAATATCTTGACGTTGCTTCATAGCCAGTTGCATAGCCTGCATCTGCTGTGTGAGCTGTTGTACTTGGCCTTGCGCTGCCTTAATTGCAATCTGGGCTTGTGGCGGTATATCTGAATGCTCGTCAATCTGCGCCATTGGATTCATAGCAGCCAAACGGTCTGCAATTGTGTCTGCGCCAGGGAAATCCATGTTTCTGAATACCAAGTCTGCTGCAGCGTTAAACAATTGCTCGTTGCCCTGTAGTAATGGCATCATAGCTTCGACCGCTTCCTGGCGCTTGGAGTTGTAACCTGGTCCAGTTTCCATCACAACATCGTACTGGCCCACAGTCACGTCATTTTTGACCTTACCAACTGCTGTGCGCTCATTAATTGATATTAGATCGGGCTTTCCGTCATCTCCAATGATACGCATGATGCGCTCAGTATCATAAATCTTAGGAATTAGGTCTAATATTACCTTGCCTGTGTACGCAATTGACTTGGTTAAGTTGTCGTACAAGTCAAAATTAGTTAGATCAACTTGCATTTGCTGACCGTTAAGCGCTTTACCAGACATGTTGCCTGGCAATTGCTGCGATGGATCATATATTCCAATGATCGTAGCCATATCGCTATTGATTTCCTGCGCTGCAGCCATCACACCAGCTGGAGGCGGTTCAGGTTGTAGGCGTATTGGCGGGGGCGCTGGGTTACCATCGATGTCAGTTTGCTTGTACCGCAGAGTAGCCATAGATTTAATGTTTGCTGCAGCCCAATCTAACTCATGCCCTTCGTCCTGGCCTTCAGCCATGATCCATTTGGCCTTTGGTGCAAGCGCTACAGACTCGGTAAGTGATGTGACCCAAAAGTTATACATGCGCTGGGCATCTTTAGCGTGGCGGACCATACCAAATTTTTTGCGCTTGTCACCAATTACAACGTGCCGACCATAAACTGGCACGATTGGAATGTAATAACCAGGCCAATCACGTTCCTCCAATACCGATACCGCAGTTAATTTCTTCCACTTAATCGTGCGCTTAATAGATTTACGCTCGTTAACGACAAACAGACCCGCAGTTTCTATTCTTTTAAAAAAGTTTTTATCGTCTGCAAACCGAACGGAACCATCTGAGAGCTGATATAGCGTTGCGGGCTCTCTTACTGTGTACCAATACTCTGCTACTCTTATGTCTTCTTTGGTAATCCATTCGCTTTGTGTGTCTCCAGTTCCACGGCTTAAAAATGATGTCTCGTCCACGTCAGGGTATAGCTCCCTAAATGTGGTCTTGGGCATCATTGTAGTTATTAAACAACGCTCTTGGTCTGAGCCATCGACCGCAATGCTATTCGGGTCTAAATAGACTGTAAATGGGTTGTCAATCGGATCAATGAAGATTTCTTGGTCAAACGAATCTTCCCGCACGTAGCGGTGATCGACACGCCAATAACCCCAACCCATTCTAACTGCGTAATTATAGGCATTGTCATAAGCGTTATCAGCGTTGGAGTTGACCTCAATGTGGCGAATTATGCCTTGGATAACCTTGGCCTCTGCAGCATCCTCAGTCGTATTAGTCGCATGGACCTTGATCCTGGGGCGCTGCTGACGTTGCTGATTGGTAACCTGGCGGCAGTAACCATCGAGCTTATTAATGGTTAATACTGGCCTAGACTCTAAATTACGGCTGTTTTGCAGGTCTACAGGCCATTGATCCCCGCCAGATGCAAACTTTAGATCCTCAAGCGCTTCTTGACGGTTCATTGTGTCTGCATCATTGGCAAACTTTAGAAACTGTTTAGCTTCGTCAATTATTGGATCGTAATCTTGCGTATTTGAATCGTAGGCCATGTGTTTCCTTTACAACGCCATCCAGCTCTGTGGTGGTGCATAGTTTACTTGTTTTGCTCGTTTTGGTCTAGTTTCCTGTACGCCCAGCGCTATATAGCGAAACGCATCCGCACCGTGAGAATACTGGTCATGCAACGGGTTTCTGCTGAATTGCTTGGTGTCTGGATCTACCTCGTACTTGTAATGTCTGAGGCATTGCAGTCCATCATAGCAATTATCTCGGTCAAAGTAACAGTTTCTGAATATAGTTCTTGCTGCATTAATAGAATCTGCGATTGGAGTTCTAGGGATGATTTTTGTTTTAAATCCTGCAGCTCTAACAATTTCCTCGATGGACCGTCCGTTTGATCCGATGGTTCGGTTTTGTGCATCATGTGGCAACCATAAAGTATCATAAACGTAACCGTAAGTCTGCATAAGCGACAAATAATGGCTGATTGTCTGCTGATTGTCCTCAATGTAACGTATCAACCTAATCTCTTGCGCAATGAACTGGACAAACCAAATGGACGTACTGTCTGCCCAACCAAGGTCAAAAACTGCAATAACTGGTTTAGTAGGATCGTATCTAACTTTAGTAATGCGCTCCTCCAGCTCTGCGCTCTGCATTTCCCTAGCAAACACCGCACCGTCCACAGTTTGCCTACACAATCCTTCCCAAACTGTGTTGTACGCCTCTGGATCTCTGGCCTGCAATGTCCTGCGCTCATGGTCCAATACTTCAGGAAACCAGGGATTGTCCGACCAGTTGACCTTTTTGCTAATGCAATTCTCTGGCGGATGTAACACAAAGCGCTGGTAAGTTGCATCTGACTCCAGCTCTGGGTTCATGGTGATCCAGATCTCAGAATCCTTTGCACGAATCGTAGGAATAAGAATATCCCAGGACCTTGCGCTTACGGCCTGCGCTTCCTCAACCCAAACAATTGTGCAGCCCTCATAGGATTTAATATTATGCGGATTGTTTTTCAGGCCAACAAAACTGAATTCTGTACCGTTTGCGCCCCTAATTGTGCGCTCTGTAATCTCGTAAAACGCAGTCAGGCCAAGCGCAACGATCTGGTCGCTTAGTAGCTTATGTACCGATTGAGATATGGAGTTCTGGAATTCCCTGGCGCACAAAATCCTGTGGACTTGCTTTGCACCCAGGATAAGCAGCGCTCTTGCGACAGACCAGCTCTTTGATGATCCTCGTCCTCCGTAGATACATTTGTATCTGGATTTTTCGAATAGACATTGCAGCTTAACAGGGAACTCTGCCTTGGTAATCGCTGCATTAAGTTCACTCTGATCCATCTGGCGCTACAAAAGATACTTGTATGCTTTGTATGATTGGCGAACCGTCTGCGTTTTCTATGCTCGTAGCTTGTATTGCTTTGCCCTCAAGACGGTCCATCAGCTCTTTAATCGCCCAAGGTTCACCGTTTTCAGCTTGCGTAACCAATTGTTCAGCGACCTTGACCAATCTATGTGGCTCTTGCGTTAACACCATGCGCAGACGATCGGAAAAGATGCGAGACTTGCTCCCATTTTTGTTACCGATTGGCGCTCCTACTGGCATATTGCTGTAATCCTTAAATAATTGATTTCTATATTACTTTTAGTTATTAGACTCTGCTTGTGTCTGTGCTTCTATCTCAGCTTTTACCGCAGGCATTTGCTCTTGCGTTTTAGCTATCATTTTCTGCACTAGCAATTGCATATCCCTAATCTTGTGCTCAAGCGCAGTAATAATTAAGTTTACGTCTTGTATTTCGTGATCAAAGTTCATTTGTTACCCTGTTTAATTATTTTTTACCCTGTTTATGCTTTCGACCTGGGCCTTTTTTGGTTGACTTGAAGTTCTTGCCTGCTTGCCATTTCATGAACAAATGCTCGTCCATGCCCATAGCAATTAACAGGTGTACAGCTAAACTGGCCTTCATTTCTTTTTCTTGGCCTTTTCAGCCTCACGTTTCTCAGAGTACGCAATTGCCAAACTTTGTTTTAGAGGTTTTCCCTGTTTTAACTCAGTTTTAAGATTTTCTTTAAACGCTTTAGGAGTTGCTGATTTTTTTAATGGCATTTTGTGGGCCTTTTTGTTGATAATTGACAATAATTTCTTGATACTTTTCAAACCAACCTAACCTTGTATTACATTGTTGGCATAAAACACCTCTGTAAGTAGATGGTATTTTATGGTCAATGCACATTTTTTTAGCTTTTATTCCACAAATTTCACAAAGTTGTTCTCTTAACGTAATAATTTCTTCTCTTGTTAATCCATATTTCTTTTTTGCATCATAACGTAACTGATTAAGCCTTTTTTGCAAACTTAAAGTTCCATTATTTGCAAACTTATGTGGCATTAGCAGTTCCAGTTCTTTAATGATGCTTTGGCCCTTTCCGCTGGGCCTTTAGCGTTCTTTACAACACCTTCCATTCTTGCGCAGAAAGATGCTTTACGGCCTTCGTCTTTCTTTGTTTTAGGGTTTGGTGCA